GAACTTATTGGATTACCAAATACGTTATTAGTACCATTCCATTGGTATCTTATGTTACCTGCTCCGTCTGCTAAGACTATGTTGTTTGCTAAAGCAGCAGTACCAGCATATTTTCCTATAATAGTATTGTTAGAACCTGTTGTTATACTAATTCCTGATTCATAACCAATAGCAATATTATTATTCCCCGTAGTGTTGTTTTGTAGTGCAGTATGTCCAATAGCAGTATTAGAAACACCTGTTGTATTAAATTGCAATGCTTGATTACCAATAGCAGTATTTTGATTACCATTATTTGTTTGCAATGAACTTTGACCAACTGCAACATTTGAGCCACCTGTTGTGTTAGTATTTAAAGAATTTATTCCAATAGCTACATTTGATGCACCTGTTGTATTTGAACTTAAAGCGGTTGTTCCTAAAACAGTATTTGTACTTACTGAACCAGCACCTCTACCAACTGTTAAACCATTAACTAAAATATCAAGTGAAAATGTCTTTGCACCACTAAATGTCTGCGTTCCTTCTAAAAGTGCTAAAGTTCCAGATGCGTCAGGGAAAGTGTATGTATTGCTTGTTGAAGGTGCAAATTCTAAATTATTAGAAAAAGGAGTTCCACTAATTAAACTTGTAATTATTAAAGTATTTTCAAATGCATTTAAAGCGGTGTATCCATTAGATGAAGATATTACACCATTTTTCAATAAAACACCTACTTCTCCTTTTATAGCATCATTAAATGTTTTAATTCCTGCAAATGATTGACTCGCTATTGTTACCAATCCTCTATTAGTTTCACTTGCACTTGGGATATTAAAAGTATGAGTAGCCGTTGCACTTGAGATATTAAAGTCAGTTCCGCTTGTTCCTGTTGCTAAAAATTGTACTTGTCTTGTTAAGTTATTTAATGAAGTCAATCCTTTAGAAAAGGTTGTAACAACTTGACACAAATGATTATTCTCTGTGTGTAAAGTAACTGTTCTACCATCTACGTTTACATAGATTCTAATCGCTATTCTATCCGTTATCGCTAATACAGTTTGAGCCACAGGAATAGCAAAGTAATAAGGACTTAATGTTGTTCCGTTTGTTAAATACTCTGGAACGCTTTGACTACTTCCTATCAAAGTAAAAGTAGTGCCATCATACTTATAAACTTCTGCATAAACAAAAGGATTATGAGCATCCGAGTTTACACTAAAATAAAACTCACAATTAAAGTTTCCAGCAGGTACTTCTAATAAAGCTGGGTCATTTGCATCGGTTAAGTAACTTGCTACATATCCATTAGTTGAAGTCGTAATATCAGTTCCAGCACCAGCAATAGGCGTTTTGCCTAATTGTCTATAAGCAACCCCTCCTATCGTACCTTGACTTACGCTTGAGTTAAGATAATAAGAAACCGAACTACCTCCACCTGTTGATGTTGGGAAATCCGCTAAAGTACCATCTCCTCGTACATATTGAGAAGCATCGCCATCTAAAGCAGTTACTACACCACTATTAGCCACTACTGGACCTTGTATATCCCTAATCTTTGCTTCTCCTGTTACTTGTAATTGACTCATAATATTTTATTGAAATAATCCTCTAATATATTCCCCAGCTGCTAATGCTCTACCAAAAGTAAGAACTCCTGTTGCACTTACAAACCTAACATCATCGCTAGTTGGAACTCCTGTTGTTAATATGTTTTGCGCATCCACACCACCTCTTGAAACGTACAAACAAGCATATCCAATCGTGTCCGCAAATGTAATAGATGTTTCGCCACCACTTGCAGTATAACCTTTTGTCTTAACAGGGTTTGCACCTACTATAATTACACCGCTTGGATCAACCTCTGTTCCTGTTGTATTATACGCTCCGCTACCTTGTAGGCTCACGTTGTATGTAGCCACATCCTTATAAGGTGCGTTTATTGATAAACTTGTTATATTACAAATTCCGTTAATAATAGTTAAACCATCAACCCCATTATCCACCACAAATTTAATCTCTATCGGTTCTCTTGTTAATTGCTTATCTAACATAAACAAATAAGAAAAGCCACTCAAAGTAATCAACCCATCACAGGTTACATTCCAAGTAGCTACATCGTTTTTATATTCTCTAAACCAAGCACTTGATTGACTTGTTACCTCTTTTTGATCTACGCTTACATTAAAAGCACAATTTGTACTACACGCAAAAGCGACATCCACCTCTGGGTCTACATCGGTTCTATGGTAATAAAGCATCACATTCTTTCCTATTACTGCACTCATCTTAAACGTATTTTAAATTTGTTTTGTTTGGGTAATAGTTTGATAAATATGACCTTAAAGTATTTTCATTTATACCAAGCAAATTTGCAGCCTCTTTTGCTGAATTATAAAATATACCTGTACCTAAATCTAATACTAATTTAGACATTCTTTTGCTTGTTACATTTCTTGTTTTCTCTTGTAATCCATTATCCCAAGCGTGTTTTATATTTATTGAACGATTACACCATTCTAAATTTTCTAATCTATAATCGCTTTTTATGCCGTTTTTATGATTAACGTGATTCATTCCTTCAATTTTTGGTATAAAATATTCAGCCAAAAGCCTATGAACATATATCATTTTTCTACCATATTGATTATATAGGCAAACAATACTATAACCATTTTTACTTGTAGTATTTATTAAACGCTTACCAGTTCTTATGTTTGTTACTTCCCCAACCTCATTTATTGAGTAATTAGGAAATTCTTGTATTATTACTGCTGCCATATTACAAATTTAACCATTAATTATAATTAATTCCATCTACTGTGTAAATAGTTGTTATTGTACTATCTATTGCCACATTAGATATGTCTAAAACTGTTGATTGTATTTCCCCCTTAACTATGTCAATAGTCATATTACCAGTCATATAATACTTTTCAGATACGTTTATTTGAGCAGGGTCAGTATCGTCAAACTTAATTATCGACCCCCCTGAAAATGTACCTTCCTCATTTTCCACACCAAATATATTAGAATCAATGTTTACTAAGTTTCTCCTATAAGCGTTTATGTATTCTTTCATGATTAATTGTGATAAACCTTGAAATATACCAACACGATTAAATTTATACCAACCTGAAGCAACAGCATATACACTATCAGATAATACCAAAATATTGCCTATTGCTAAATTATTAACATTTCTATCAATTCCATCTCCTAAATAAATAGGATAACCAAAAGGTAAATCTAATTCTAATGTATATTGATTATCAGCAGTTAATATAGATGTTGTTCTAATACTTGATACTGGAGAGTTAAATGTTAAATTAAAATCCCCAACAGTTATGGAACTAGAATAAGTTGGACTGTTAAACAACTCTATAAAATAAGATAATGTTCCACCAATAGGCAATGGAGGAGTAGTTATTGTAAATTTATTAGTAACATTTTCATCAACTGCATCTATTAAATAATAATTTCCAAATGGTGAAACAGTAGCGTCTTGCCATATCTTATCTACGTTAAGATAGTAACTTGGCGCACCCATTCCCGCACCTGTTATTTGTAGCCTAAATTGACCTCTTATTTTAGCTACATCTTGATTAAAGAAAGTAATTGAAATATCAATAGTATCATTTTTTAAACCAGCCATAGCTGCTGGCAATATTGAAACATTAGATAAAGCACCAATAGACATAAGAAATTGATTACTTGATTCATTTGCCCTAGTTACTAATGTAACACCAGAAGATATAGTCCATAAAACAGGTACACCACCAGATAATACTTTTAAATTGCTATTACCAATGTAATTAGGAGAATATTCTAATCTATAATCTTGTACAAAATTATTGTACCCCTTTTTAAATATCTTTAGTTGGGAGTTATCTACGAAATATAAACCAGTTGTATTGCCATTAAACGCTTCAACTGTTGTAACTATTGATGCAACTCCAGCAGTTGAGTAAGTACCATTTGCTAAATACTCTGTATAAAAATAACTATTTGAAGCCATCTCATTGATAGCTACAATATTCCACTTATTATTAGCTTGATATATTCTACAACCAAAAGACTTAATTATCTTTCTTAATACCTCTAAACAAGTATCATAAGTACCATCATTATTTAAAAAATAATTAGCTCTTAAGAAACCTTGATTAAATGGGTCATTTGCAATATTTGCATTTCTATTGCTCATATTTGATGAGTAATAAGAACAAGCCGTGTATATGTTTAATCCTGTTTCAAATCCTATTTGATTAAGAGCAGTAACAAAGAAATCTAATATCTTTACAGGAGTAAAATTAGAAACTATATTAGTTTCAACAAATGGATAAGGGAAATAATCTAATATCCCTAAGCCATCAATGGCATCAAAAGATAATTCCTTTCTGCCTGTTGAAAATGAGTATTGAACATTATCACTCAAAGCCCATCCTGTCCACTTATATACTCCGTCAATCTTTAATTTTACTAAATACTTTCTATCGTTTAGACTTACAAAGTTTGGTAAATTATTTTGGTCATCCGTTACATCCATAGTAACAGATAATTGACTCGCATAAATTGGCTCGTAAATATCATCTGATCTTGGGATATATTGTAACTGAACACTTACTCCATCATAATCTATTACACTTGCAACCGCTTCATCAATATACATTTCAACTACTGAAATAGTATCACTTAGAGTTGCGCTTGTTATTCTATATTTTAAATTATATGCCATAATTATACACCTCTCCTTAG